CGAGATGTGGGGAAGCTCACAGGTCGGCAAGATGTTGGACAGCTCACAGGTCGGCGAGATGTGGGACAGCTCACAGGTCGGCGAGATGTGGGGAAGCTCACAGGTCGTCGAGATGTGGGGAAGCTCACAGGTCGGCAAGATGTTGGACAGCTCACAGGTCGGCGAGATGTGGGACAGCTCACAGGTCGGCGAGATGCGGGACAGAAGCACTGCAAGAGATTTTAAAAACTACCCGAAAGTTAAAATATGGGTATCTCCAGAAGGTACATTTGAGATGGTGGCGCATCAGAACAAAAGCGAGGAATAACATATGCAGGAGCAGAAGAAAAACGGAACCTGGGGCGAATTCGAAGACTTTTTCGCAACCGCAGTAATCGCCCAGGCACAGAGAAGCACAAAGAGATGGTTTACTGCGTGGCTTGTAACTGCGGCCGCTTTACTGGTAAGCAATGCAATGTGGTTTGCAAGCAGATAGGGAGGGAAGACAATGATCGAATGTCATGAGCGGAGACATCCGGCGGCACTCAGTTATGTGGCTGTCATGAGTGACCCAGAGCGGGTAACGGAAGCATACGAAGAACATCAGCAGAACGAAGATAAGCTGTTTTGGCTTGCTATGATCTGCTGGACACTGACAGCCCTTGCGGTTGTCGCACTGGCATGAGTCGGAGGATGTGCCGAACGAACCGGGCGGCGGCGCTGACGGGCGCAAGCCGTTACACCGGGTACGCGAAGCCAAAGAAAAAGGCCGTAAGCTTGACGGAGCTGAACGGCCAACTGGTAAATAAATTACAGTTACAGTTTAACAGGATTAATCCAGAAAGGCAATATGGAAAATTATAAATGTTGCGAGAGCGCACGAGGTATAGCCATAAATGAAAAAGAGCTGGACGAACTTTTTTCAGCAAAATATACAGGAATAATAGTGGACGCGCTTGACGAAGATCAGGGCTTTTGCGTGTCAATCGTTATACCAGATGAACAGTTGCCGAGGTTTATGAGAAAAATAGCAAGAAATATGAGGGACGAAACGTTGAGAGCCCTAAGAGTAAGATTATGAGGAGGTAAAGACAGATGGGTGAGAAAAATATGGTTACTATCCCGTATGAGGATTTTGCGAAGTTGATGAGAACGGCAGGGCGTGTTGAAGCGGCATTGGCTGTTTTGAGAACAGAAACAGGAAACTATGTTAAATGTCCGGAGATGATTGCTATTCTGACAGGAGATGCGCCATGTGGTGCGGAATAGGACCGGAAGACGGTCGCAGAGTTCCGGACTGCGATGCGTATGAGTATGCAAAAGCACATCTGGATGATATGCCGGAGAAGGACAAGCAGCTCTTTGTTGAGTTCTTCTTCTCTGAGAACTGGGTAAAAATGGAAGGAGAAAGCTAAATGGAACAGGTAGCAAATATTTATGGAAACGGCATGCCGGCGGCACAGCATCATACTACGACCGAAATGGCAATCAGCCGTCAGGCGCAGGAAGTACAGGCTGCAATGGTGATTGCAAAGAAATTTCCGCGCGATGAAGTGCAGAGCTTTAACCGTATCATGCAGGCGTGCAAGAGAAAAACGTTGGCAGAGCAGGCAATGTATGAGTATCCTCGTGGCAATACGAAGGTAACCGGTCCATCAATTCGCCTGGCTGAAGCGATGGCACAGAACTGGGGCAATCTGGATTACGGAATTATTGAATTGGAGCAAAAAAGCGGAGAAAGTCAGGTGCTGGCATATGCATGGGATTTGGAGACGAACACCAGACAGACCAAAATCTTCTCTGTTCCGCACATCCGCAGCACGAAGAAAGGCAATGTCACGTTGACGGATCCAAGGGATATTTATGAGCTGGTGGCAAACCAGGGCGCCAGAAGAGTCCGGGCCTGCATTCTTGGAGTGATCCCGGGTGATGTGATCGATTCGGCGCTTGTTCAGTGTAATGCTACATTGCTGAGCGACAATGGAGACAAACCGTTAATAGACTTAGTGCGTGATGCTGCAGCTTTGTTTCAGAGCGATTATGGTGTAACAATCCAGATGCTCGAAAAGTTTATCGGATGCAAAAGTGAGAGCTTTACCATGAATGATCTGATTCGTTTGAAGCGCGTGTACAAGTCTTTAAAGGACGGCATGGCAAAGCGAGAAGATTACTTTGATATGATTCCGGATGCAAATCCAGATGATGTAGATAATCCTTTTGAAGGCAAGAAGCCACGTACATCAAAGAAAACAACGGCAGATGTGCCGCAGAAGGAAGAAGCAAGAAAGGAAACAGGGAAAGAAGAGACCACACAGTCGAATGAGATGGATCCGTCCTTCATTCCTCCGGATACTGAAGAGACAGGAGCGCCGTTCCATTAAGCCGGAGAGGAGAAAAACGAAATGGTATTAACAGAGCAGAATTATTATGGGCAGGAAGCCAGTCAGCAGTTTTTCTCAGTTTCCCAGTACAAAGATTTTATGAAGTGCGAAGCAATGGCGATGGCTAAAATTCGCGGAGATTACCAGCAGCCTGTTACAAAAGCGCTGCTAGTAGGATCTTTTGTAGATTCCTATTTTGAGGGAAGCTTAAAGCAGTTCATGGAAAAAAATCCGGAATTGTTCACCCGTAAAAATGAGCTAAAAAGCGAGTTCCGCAAGGCCAACGAAATTATTGGGAGGGTAAAGTCTGATTCACTTTTTGTGCAGTTCATGAGCGGAGAAAAGCAGAAGATTATGACCTTTACCATGTTTGGCGTTCCCTGGAAGATGAAAATGGACAGCTATCTTCCAGGAATTTGCATTACTGATTTGAAGATTGTGGCCAATTTTAAAAACCTGCCCATGTGGCGCTATGATCTGCAAGGTGCGATGTATCAGGCAGGCGTGGAAGCTGTCACTGGTGAAAAGCTTCCATTTTATCTGGCGGTTGCAACAAAAGAGCGGGTACCGGATCTGGATATATTCCAGATACCGCAAAATACCTTAAACATTGCTGTGGATGAAATTTGTTTTAACATCGAGCATTTTGCGGAAGTAAAAGCCGGAGTGGTGCCGCCGAAATATTGCGGAAAATGTGATTATTGCAAATCCATAAAAGGTGCCAGGATACGAAACTATAATGAGCTGCTTGATATGTAAGGAGATATGAGATGAAACTGGTGAAAATTTTAAGTGACAGCGTTCGGATCCGAACGAATGCAACAGAATTTCAGAATGTCAGAATTAATGACCTTCTGGAGGTATCTGACGGATGCGCCCGTCTGGTTGCGATGGTAACCGATCTGACGGACACAGATTCAGAGGAGCGCCTGGGAGAGGATGATTTTCTCGGCGAAATTGCAGGAATTAAAACAATCGACTGTACAATTATCGGCAGTTTAAAAGATGACCGTTTTGTAAAATCTCTGGACGATTATCCAACAACCAACGTGCAGATTTCAAAGATTGACCTGCAGGAATTTGCTAATATGATTGCGCCGTGCGAGGAAGAATGCTTTCAGCTTGGCCGTTATGCGGCATACAGTGTTCCGGCCTGGGTGGATGGAAACAAGTTCTTCCAGCGGCATGCGTGCATTGCCGGCAATACAGGATGCGGTAAATCAGAAACCGTGGCAAAGATCCTGGAGGAGACCGCAAAGCTTCCTGGGGCAAACGTGATTGTTTTTGATGTGCATGGAGAGTATAGTGCTCTTTCTTATGCCAGAAATATTAAAATCGGCGAAGATTTCCATTTCCCAATCTGGATGTTTGGCTTCCAGGATATTGTAGCCAATATCTTAAAGATTCGCGAGGAGTCGGCTACTGTAGTCATGACAGCGTTGAGAAAATGTTATTACACGGTATGCCCGAATGGAAAAGAAAATAAACCGGTGTACTTTAGCTACCAGAGTCTGATCAGCGAGATGGAAGCGTTGGACGAGCAGGTTGTACATACGGGAGAGTATTACAAAACAGGGGATAAAGCCGGAACTGCTAAAACTTTAAAGGGCGAATACAACGGCAAGCTGACCGGAACGATTAACTTATTAAAGGAACGCCTTCTGGATGGTCGGTATGATTTTTTATTCCACGATGAACAGCAGAGTTATCTGTATGAGCTTTTAGAGCAGCTTCTGGGAGATGATAAGGCAGTAAAAAACATTGACTTATCAGATATCCCGCATGACGTCGCGCTTCCGATTATTGGAGTGATCACCCGGATGATTTTTGATCTGCAGAGATTGCAGGACAAGGATCAGATCCGGCCGGTTGTTCTGGTGTGTGATGAGGCACACGCATACATCCCAAATAACCTGCAGCTTTCAGCGAGTCAGCGGCGCATGGTGGAAGTTTTTGAGGACATTGCGAAAGAAGGTCGTAAGTTTGGAATTACCTTATTTCCAGCCACACAGAGACCTTCCGAATTGAATCGGACAATCGTTTCGCAGTGTGCAAACTTCATCGTCGGCAAACTCAACAACGAAAATGACAAGGTTTTGATTAAAGGCATGCTTCCGGATGGAGATGATGCGTTGATTGATTCCGTGACTATGTTTAGTCCCGGTGAAGTTCTGGTGATTGGTGATGCAGTGCCAATTCCTTTAAAAATCAAAGTGGATCTGGCATCAGAGCGGCCGATCTCTCGGACTATTAATTTCTGGGACGTTTGGAGAGAGGGAAAACCCTTAGATGCCACGGAATTGGTAGATAAATATTTATGATGTAAACGCCGCAAGGCTTTACATATAGCTCATGGCTTTGATTAATGTGTCACGACAGTATATTGATGCCATTGATATTGCCCCGCACGCTATCTGCCTTGCGGGGCAGAAAGGAGGGCTATGGGAGACTATAAAGCATCTCCAGAAGAAATAGCCATTGTGCACAACGCAATAGGCATTGGGAGAGAAAATGCGACAACAAGACATGATTTATGCCGCATGACGGGTCTCGATGATCGAGTTGTAAGAGATGCGATTCAGAGCATCAGAAAAGATTATGCGGTTTTTATAGGAGCTACAGGTAAAGGATATTATATTCCCCGTGTTACTCGCGAGGAACGGAAAACGGCAGAGCGTTGGATATTATCGCAAGAAAGACGTGCTGCCAGCATAAAAGAATCAGAACGCGGCGCAAAGATTTTTATGAAAAAATGTGACCAGCAAGTAGAGGGGCAGTTATCGTTGTTTGGAGGTTGCGATGGGTAAAGCACAGAGAGAAAAGGGCAAGCGTGGAGAACTCGAGCTTGCCGGGATACTCCGTGAGGAGGGATATAACACCAGAAGAGGGCAGCAGTATTGCGGCGCAGCGGGCAACGCTGATGTGATCGGCCTTCCTGGCATCCATATTGAGTGTAAGAGGGTCGAGAAGCTGAATCTGTTGGATGCGCTAGCACAGGCGGTGCACGATGCGCTGCCCGGCCTGCTTCCAGCGGTATTCCATCGGCGCGATCGCTGCGAATGGTTGGTAACCATGCGGCTTACCGACTGGATCCAGATTTACAGAGAGTGGGAGGCCGGAAGAGATGAGAGATAGCTTGATATTTTACAGCAGCTTTGCAAAAGCTATAAAGCGCCTGCCGGACGCAGAACAGCTTAAGGCACTGTGGGCTATCATTGACTACGGCCTGGAGGATATGGAACCGGAAGATGACGGCGGTACATACATGTCTATCTTTGACATGGCAAAACCCCAGATTGATGCCAACATCAAGCGCAAGGCTGATGGGGCGAAGGGCGGTCGTCCGGCGAAAGATAATAATGTGGGAAAAACCAATGGTTATGAAGATGAAAAACCAGTGGTTAAGAAGAAAAAGAAAGAAGCACAGCCGGAAGATAACAGTCCTGTTGTTGGATACATACCGTTGGTTGACGGAACTGAGTACGCTGTAACAGAAAATGCGCTTGCAGAGTGGCAAAAGCTTTACCCGGCTATAGATGCTAAACAGGAGTTAAGGTCACTTATTGGATGGAATAAAGCCAACCATACACATAAAAAGACTCGTGCCGGAATTAACAGGCACCTTAATAGCTGGTTTTCCAGAGCGCAGAACAGTGCGAAAAAGGGCGGGCAGCAGAAAAAGCAGAACGCATTCTGTAACTTCGAAGACCGCGGGACCGACTACGATGATCTGGTAAACAACAGCGTAAAGGAATGGATTGGAGGGGACGAATGATAAAACTTTTAAAAGGTTTTGATATCCGCGTGAGAATCATGAGCGCAGAACACAAGCATCACAGATTCTGCGGTACCGTGATCGGCAGCTATGATGGTGTATATGGTGTGCTGCTGGATACCGGAGAGTATATGGATATTCCGGTTGGGCAGGTTCAGGTGATAATGGTAAAAGAGGTGTGAACACTATGAGCTGGATTGTTGTAGAGAAAGGCAAGCTTGAAAAGATTGACCGGCTGCTGGAACGCTACGGGCGGATCCAGCGCCGGAGAGCCTGGCATAAGCGCAGCCGGACAGGCGGGAAGCGGAAGTAAGATTTGGAGGATGTTATGAACGGGAGACAGAAAAAGAAGAAATTCAGAAAATTCATATTAGCATGCGAGGGATATCGGAAAAGAAGAGAAGAGGCGAGAAGAGAAAATATAGAGTGGAGAAAAGACTCTAGAAAAATACGCATAAGCTTTTGGTACGGTCAGAAATATAGTTGGCCAAACCGATACCGAAATAAAACTGTTTGCAGAAAACATCTTGAATTAACTACGAACGGGCTGGCAGAACGGTGGCTATATTAAGATTTAGGAGGCGAAGTATGAAGTATGTTCATTGGCTCAAGATAAGCGGATATACGGATTGCAAAGAAACCGCTAGACAATTTCAGGAGATAGAAAACTACCTTAATTCTTATCCAAAAGCAAGCGCACTATTATATCAATACGATAGTGGTTCTTTTAATTGGGTTGTAAGACTTGAGTGCAGTCAATGCTATAATGATTTGGATTTGAATGTAAATAGTTTCTCCACGGAATTACAGAGATTGAATAGAAAACCAGGGAATATAGGGAGAGAACAAGATTTTACATTTCCAGAACACTATAGAAAATATTTGTAGATTCGAATGATTCTACAAATTAAGATTTGGAGGTATCAGATATGGGAATTAATGTTGTATTTAACGGTCGTGTGTATCACTTTGATGATGAAGAGCGCTTTATTGATTTAATTGATAGTAATTGCAATGATGATTACAGTACGGACAGACATATCAACGAAGTACTGTATGACGATGAGATGCATTAAGATTGGAGGATGTTATGAGGTGCCCGTATTGTAACTACATTCCGGAATGCAACGAGCAGACCTGCGAGGGATGCGAGGCCTATGAGGATTTTCTGGATGATGCAGATGACTTTTATTAAGATTTGGAGGAAAATATAATGATGAAGTTAAACGAAACAGTAGAAATGATGAACAGCGCAAACTATAAAGAGAGATTTAAGGCTGAGTACGATCAGCTTGCAATCTGAAATTTAGGAGGTGAGTCAGACGGCGGTAACTATTTACAGCGTTAAGAAAAATGAGCAGTTTGTTGGAATACACACTGCAAAAGAGATTGCAAACCTGCTTAAGTGCAAAGAGGGAACCGTTGGCGTATATGCCAGGAATGGCTTACGGCTTTACGGCGAGTATAAATTTAAGGCAGTAGACAGCAAGCCTTTGGCGAAAGAAATGCGCAGGTTATCTTTGGAATATGAAAAGGTGAGGACTCAGTTACTTAACAGCCGGTATGATTTGAGCAGAATCAAGATCATACCAGAAAAGGAGTCAGAGGATGAGAACAAGGGAAGCAAAGATGTCTGATTATGACGTGCCAAAAGAGGACGAATCCCAGCTTGACACTTACTGTCGCAGCCCGGACCCGGAGATAAAGCTTATACTTTTTGGATGTGCGATATCAAAGGCCCCTGGTATGGAGATTGTTATATATGAGAGCCTGACGGCAAAGGATCCCAAAGAAGCGGGGTATTACAGCCTATTGAGAAAAGGCCGGGACATTCCGGCTAAGACCGATGATTTTTACGGCTACCGCCGGAAAGTCAAAGCAGAGTTTTACCATCGGCTAAAGCTGTTCGGCCATTGGAAATACAATTAAGGAGATATAAGGATTATGGAACATAAAAACAAGTGGTGGTCACCCGCCAAGATGATACCACCACTTCCCTAATCCGCTTAAGCCCATTGTATCAAACTTAAGCGGATTACGCAAGAGGAGGATACTATGGGCCAGAACATTAAAAGAGAAATCATTGATAACATTGTTGTTACCATGTCGATTTACATTTCAGATCAGGATAAACTTGCTATTCTGGATAGCGTGATATCCAGCGAGCTTACAAAGGTTAATTTACAGGAGATCTGCTCCCTTCCGGCAGAATGGAAAACTGACGCGGAACAGAGAAACGCATATCTCATTGAGCTTTTTAAGATCAAGAAGCGCGCACTCAAGAAAGCCACGCTGGACGGATATGTACGATCGGTAAAGCATTTTGCGGAGATGATTGGAAAGCCGCTTGATAAGGCAGATACCTTTGACGTTGAGTGGTATCTCGCACAGTACGAAAAGCGGCCGGGAACAAAAGGGCCCAGAGTGCAGAATACCACATACAACAATGAGCGGCGTTTTCTGTCTGCGTTTTACACTTGGATGCGGAAAGCAAAGATCATTGATGAGAAACCGGTGGAAGCCACGGAGCCGAAAAAAGTTGCGCTTAAGCCTATAGACTATTTCAGCCGAGCCGAGATCATCCATATGCGGGATGCGTGCAAGAACGTTCGAGAGCGTGCCATCATTGAAGTATTCCGAAGCACCGGCGCGTGTGTAGGTGAGATTTCAGAGATCAGAACCGAACAGGTCAATCTTGAGACCGGAGATATTCTGATCGATGGAGAAAAAGGCGGTAGATACCGCACGCTGTATCTGGATGATGATGCACGGTACTACTACGGCATGTATCTTGAGAGCCGGACGGATGCCAGCCCATTCATGTTCCCCCAGTCCAGAAAGCCATACGGTCAGATGAGCGTGTGCGGATTCCGCACGATCATTAAAAATGTTGGAGCGCGGGCGGATGTGAAAAGCGCCGTGTATCCACATAAGATGCGCAAAACGTTAGGAATGAATTTGAAGAATAGGAAAGTGGACATTGGTATCATACAGGAAATTCTTGGACATGCCAGTCCGGCGGTGACAAGCATGTATTATGCCCAATCAACGCCAAAAACGCTGAGAGATGTCCGGGAAATGGTACAGATTTAAGGAGCAATAATGGAAGAGAACACAATAACGACAGTGGAGTGCCGGAAACTGCGGGAACTCATCCGTGATATCACAAGCGGGCACATTCTTACCCATGATGAATACAATCAGATCTTTGGCATAATCATGGGAGCAATGCAAAGATTCATAGAGGAGTCGGAAGAATAAATGGATATTGGCAAAAATATTAAAAGAATTGGCATCGCATTATTTGGAAATGCACATGAAAGATGCAGCGAATGCGAGAAAGATCATATCATAGCGGAACTGGAAGCACGTAACAAGCCACAGAAGGTTTTGTACCGGAAACAGAGCTATGGAACACCCTGGTTATGCCCGGCCTGCGAGGCCGATCAGAGCGAGGTACAGTTTGTCGACACTGGAGAGGTAACAACAGGGGGTAAGTATTCTTTCTGTTGGGCGTGCGGGCAGAAACTGGATTGGGATGTGGAAGAATATAAGGAGGATTAATTAAAATGGACAAGAGAATATTTGAAATGCCTGTAAGAGTTGGCGGGGTGCTTTGGTTAAAAGATGAACCATACAATCCGTTTCATGTTATAGGCTACCGCATCGGCAGAATGATGGGAGAAGATGAGGAAGACTACGAAGAAGATTACCCGGAGGAAGAGTGGTATATGCAACTTTGCGGAGAGGGTGAAGAGTGGTCAACTCCAGTATCAGATATTGGAGAAAGCTTCTTCTTAACCCAGGAGGAAGCATTAAAGGCGAGGAACGAGGAATGAAAAACATAGATCTTATAAGAAACGCATCTGAGGATGAACTGGTTGAACTGCTACACGAAAAAGATTTTGATTGCGACGAAAGATGCCCGGATTTCGGGTGCGGATGTAGAGGAAAATGCAATCATGATTATGGCCGGGATTTTATCCAGACTTGGCTTAATACAGAGGTTTAATTAATAAATAATCAATGGACAGGGCATATCACAATAACAAGGGGATACGCCCTGTTTTTACGTGATATAAAATCAAAATAGGGTGATAGTATATGAACCTTAACCAGATACAAAGAAAGCTGCAAAGAGCATTGCTCACAAAGCAGTTAGTAACAAAGATAGGAACAAGCCAGTTTTATAGTGCGGATCAGAACCGGATGATAACCATGTACAGCGTGAGTACACCTACACTCCAATATGTGAAAGGTAAGTGGAAAACAAAGGACTATGAGATCATCCGGACTGCATCACAGATGGAGGTAGTCATGACCTTAAAGGAGATGTGGGAAGCACTGGCGGGCTGGGAATGATGGCAGGTGGTGATGAATGGCTGAGCTTACGCCGAAGCGGAAAACGTTTGCGGACAACTTCATAGAGAATGGCGGGAATGCGACTGACGCGGCGAAAAAAGCGGGATACAGTGCAAGAACAGCGTATTCAACAGGAAACAGATTGTTGAAAAATGATGAGATCCGTGCATATATAGCTGAAAAGCAATCAGAAATTGAAAGGCAAAAAGGCACCGACATTATGTCTTTGGCAGAAATTCAGAAACGCCGTTCCATGATCGCAAGGGGTGAACTGACCGATTCATTCGGATTTGCTCCGGACTTCTCCGATCAGCTCAAATCTATGAATGATCTGGAAAAAACATTAAAAATTAAGCAAGAGCAGGAAGAAAAGAAAGCAGCAGAGGAAGCTGCCAGAAATGCAAAAGAGTATCACATGGATCTGTATAACATTCCTGATTGTTTTCACTGGGCTATTAGAGATATTCGAGATAAGGAACATCTGGAGTATGTATTTAAAGGCGGACGTGGCTCCACAAAATCAACCACTGTTGGAATGACTATAGTAGAGTTGATGAAGAACAACCATGATATTCATGCAGTTGTCTGTCGTAAGGTCGGGAACACCATTAAGGATTCTGTATACAACAAAATCAAATGGGCCATTGGAAAACAGGAATTTACAGAAGAATTTGATTCTAAGTTATCACCTATGGAGATTACACTGAAATCAACCGGACAAAAGATATACTTCCGTGGCGCTGATGACCCTGACAAGATTAAGTCCATTAACCCTGAGTTCGGATATATTGGTATTCTTTGGTTCGAAGAGTTAGATCAATTCGCAGGTCCTGAGGAAATTCGTAAGATTGAGCAGTCTGCGATTCGTGGTGGTGACCTTGCATGGATATTTAAGAGTTTCAATCCACCAAAAACAATGAATAACTGGGCTAATAAGTATGTTCTTGAACCGAAAGAGAACAGAATAGTTCATTCATCAACTTACTTGGACGTGCCTAAAGGATGGCTAGGACAGCCGTTTATTGACGAAGCAGAGCATCTGAAAGAAGTCAATCCAAACGCTTATGAACATGAATATATGGGAATAGCGAATGGAAACGGCGGAAACGTATTTGAATATCTGGAGATTAGAGATATTACAGATGAAGAAATCAGTCGCATGGATCGTGTTTTCGCTGGCGTAGATTATGGATGGTATCCGGATGCCTTCTGCTATCTCAGGACCTATTATGATTCCGCCAGAGAGAAAATATATCTGATTGATGAATTGTATGTAAATAAATGGAGCAACTCCAAGACCGCTGATTGGATTAAGAAAAAAGGCTATGATGATTACACGATGATATGTGATTCTGCGGAGCCTAAATCCGTGAATGACTTCCGAGACGCCGGACTCCCAGCAAGAGGAGCAATCAAAGGACCGGGAAGTATCGAGTATGGCTTTAAATTCTTACAGACAAAGACACTTGTCATTGACCCGAAGCGGACACCGAATGCATATAAGGAGATCACGGAATATGAGTACGATCGGGACAAAGAGGGAAATGTAATAAGTGGTTATCCTGACGGAAACGATCATGCAATCTCGGCGCTTAGATATGCTTATGAGCCGTTATTTAACAGAAGAGGTTACAGTGCATAATGAGAGATAATAAGTTATTTGACAGAATAAAAATTGCATACAGATTTATCAGATATGGAAAAGGTTGCACACGCATCATGAAATGTGGCAAGTGCGGAAGCGTGATAATTGTTCCGATATCCGAAGAGCCATTAGAGGATAAATTAATCAATGATAAAATGCACGTAGACCAGGTGTGGAGCGAATATGTTCAGTGTTGTAAGTGCGGAGCTGTCTGTAAAGAAATCCAGCTATGGAACTTTGCAGGAGATCCGTTAGGCATTGATAAGGATTTGACTGTAAAAAAGGTGACTAAATGGGGCTTATAACAACACTAAAAAGGTGGTTTAACATGATATTTAAACGGCAGGCAGAGAACGACTTTGATGTGGAATCCATCGTATCTCCAGAGATGGAAAAAGCTATAGATCAGTGTGCGAAGATATACCACGGTCAGCCGGAGTGGTTGGACGATGATGAGGGTATTAAGACTATCAACTTTGCAAAGGCTCTTTGCTCCGAAACTGCCCGCCTGACAACACTGGGTATCGGAATACATCTGGAGGGCAGCACACGGGCAGCGTGGTTGCAGCAGCAGATAGACCTTGTTTATTCAAAACTCCGCGACTGGGTGGAGTATGGCTGTGCATATGGTACGGTGTTCCTTAAGCCGAATGGCACAAGCCTGGACGTATTCACCCCGGCGGACGTGCTGCTTGTGGACTATGACAACTTGGATGTGCGCGGCATCATCTTCAAGGACAGCTACCAGTCCGGAAAGAAATGGTACACCCGTCTGGAGTATCACAGGTTTGTGGAGACGGTACAGGATGGCGTGACACTCTACCCATACTATGTGAGTAACCGGGCATACGTTTCTAAATCTGCTGAGAGCCTGGGAGATCCGGTGCCGCTGGCACGGACCAAATGGGCCGATATGTTGGAGGACACTCCGCCGATTCTTAAGGCATCCGGAGAGCCACTGGACAAGCCAATGTTTGGTATCTTCCGAACTCCACAGGCTAATAACGTAGACATATCATCCCCACTTGGGCTGCCGATATTCCGCGAAGCCGTAGAGGAACTGAAAGACCTTGACATAGCATACAGCCGGAATGCGGGAGAGATATTTGACAGCCAGAAGATCATACTTGCAGATGACAGACTGATGTGTGAGAGCGGGCAGAAGATAAAACACCGTGGACCTGCGGACGCGGTGGGACTTCCACATTACGTTAAAAACGTGTTCGGCAACGATGCAAAGGAGTTTTACCAGGAGATCAACCCGCAGCTTAATACCGATGTCAGAATCAAGGGCATCAATAATCTGTTAAGCCAGATTGGATACAAGGCCGGATTCGCAAACGGGTACTTCGTTTTCAACGAGTCTTCCGGCATCCAGACAGCTACAGGCGTAGAAGCCGATCAGCAGCGCACCGTCCAGTTTGTCAAGGATGTGCGCGATCAGTTGGAAGCGTGCCTTGATGCCACCATATACGCACTTAACGTATATGCAGACCTTTACGGCCTGTCACCTGTTGGCCCTTACGAGGTTACATATGACTTCGGTGATATCCTATATGACCGGGAAGCGGACCGTAGCCGCTGGTGGCAGTATGTTACGCAAGGCAAGGTTCCGGCATGGTACTACTTTGTGAAGTTCGAGGGCATGACAGAAGAGGATGCGAGGGCAATGGTAGAGGAAGCACAGCCGGAAGAAAAAGGGCTGTTTGATGAAGAATAGGAGGTATGGAGATGATAAGTAACTGTGGGCATGATGAGCGCGGCAAGTATTCCGGCGGCAAGGCAGGAGATCAGAAGGGTGATGAGTGGGCCGTTATCCCGTGGTATAGCCGCCCGTGGGGCGTTATGCTCCGTCACCCAAACGCTGCGGTAGGAAAAAAGATTGCTGAGCTTGCGGAAAGAGCGGCGAAGAATGACCATATCGGATATGACCAGGGAGACCGTTACACCTTCTGGCAGCATCTGAAAGCATCCGGCTACGATCCGGCAAAGATTACGGTTGACTGCGAATCGGACTGTAGCTCCGGCGTTGCGGCGCTGGTTAAGGCTGTGGGATATCTAATGCAGGACAAAAAGCTCCAGAGTGTGAGTATCTACTGTTACACAGGTAACCTCCGGGCGGCGCTTGTGAAAGCCGGGTTCGGCACATACACAGAAAAAGAGTACCTTAACGGTGATACTTATCTGCGCCCTGGTGATATCCTACTGTTGGAAGGTCACCATGTAGCGGTTAATCTGACCGAGGGAAAACTGGCCAACGTAGGAAACTATATGACCGGATGGCGCAAATCATCTGACGGCAAGTATATGTATTTCTCCATCGGCGAAGCCTTAAAAAACCGATGGAGTCTTATCAATCATCACTGGTACCTGTTTGACGCAGACGGCTATATGCTGACCGGGTGGCACAGATGGGACGGCTACAACGCAGATCCAGAGGGCAACACCGGGGACTGTTACTATCTGGATGAGACTGCCGGGGGAGTCTTGGAAGGCGCTTGTTGGCACAGCCGTGACAATGGCAGCATGGAAATCTGGTATGTAGAGTAGGTGAGGTATGTTAACGCCGGAATATCTCAAAAGAGTGGCAGAGGGCAGCGAGGATATAGCATCTTCGCTGCATAGCTATATTATCGGGCGAATCATTGAAGCTATCATGATCCGGTTGGGGCGCGGGGAGAAGTACATACTCACATCATCCGACCGCTGGCGCATCCAGATACTACAGGATGCCGGGTATCTGTTGCAGGATATTACGCAGGAGATAGCCCGATACACAAAGCTACAGCGCGAAGAGGTAGCCGCCGCAATGGAAGAAGCCGGAGTAAAGGCAATGGCATACGATAAGGCTGTATACGAAGCTTCCGGGATAGCTACGGAAGCCCTGGAACAGTCTCCGGCACTGGTTCGGATACTCCAGAGGGATTATGAGGCCACTATGGGCGAATGGTCGAACATGACAAGAACGACCGCAGAAGCCGCACAGAGCCTTTTTATAAGCGAGTGCGACAATGCGTACCATAAGGTCATAAGCGGCGCTGTATCGTACACACAGGCTGTCAGGGAAGCTGTTGATACGGTTGCGCAGAATGGCGTTATAGTCCAGTATCCAACGGGGCATAGAGACACCATTGAGACGGCAACAGCGCGAGCGGTGCGCACCGGGATATCTCAGGCTTCCGGTGACATATCCATGCAGCGGATGAAAGAGCAGGAGTGGGACATCATTCTTGTTTCGGCACATATCGGAGCCAGAACGGGAGACGGCGGGGCGAATCCGGGGAACCACCTGTGGTGGCAAGGGCAGTTTTATAGCCGGACCGGGCAAGACAAGCGTTTCCCTCCGTTTTCTCTGACCGGATATGGCACGGGCGAGGGCCTGGGCGGTTGGAACTGCCGTCATAGCTTCGGCCCCGGTGACGGGGTAAATAATCCGTACAAGGATATCCAAACTGCTGACAACGAGCGCATGGAGAAGTTGGAGCAGCGGCAACGAGCCTTAGAGCGCAGAATCCGCAAAACAAAGCAAGCGGTTATTGGCCTACAGACGGCGGTAGAAAACTGCAAAGACGATGCGCTGCGCTACGAACTGCAAGCCGAGCTTGACAGGAAGTCTTATCTACTCCAGAAGCAGAACAAGGCATACAACGAGTATTGCAAAACTAATGAGCTGCGTCCGTTAGCCGACCGCCTTAAGATAGCAAGGTGGGGCAGAGAACAGGCGGCAAAGGCGCGAGGAGCCGCACGGCGGTATAAAAATCTGAAAGGATGACTGGTATGATTGATTATGACGTTGCGTGGGAATATTACAATCCGAATCCTGCCGGGAAGCGGGTAGGGGACTGCGTGATACGGGCCATCTGCAAGGCAACGGGTAAGGACTGGACAACGGTTTTTTCCGGGATAATGGTAAGGGCCTGCGCCTTGTGTGATATGCCATCCGCGAACTATGTTTGGGGCGCGTATCTCAAAAGCCTTGGGTATCGGCGGCACCTGATAGACGATCACGGCCAGAATATCTATACCGTGGTAGATTTCTGCGTGGAGCATCCGCGCGGTACTTACATACTTTGCATAGACGGTCATGCAGTATGTGTGCAGGACGGCCATATATTTGACACCTGGGACAGCGGCGGCGAAATCCCAGTATACTACTGGGAGAAAAGCAATGAGTAGATGGGTAGATAAATTGCCGAACGGAGAACTCCGCGAAGAAATAGCAGATATTAACGGATGCAGGCATATGTATAACCAAATATGCTGCAATCCAAACAGCGAGTTTTGCACTTGGGATATAGGTGAGGATGATTGCCGAAGTTGCATATTTTTTGAACCAGAGGAGACAACAGATGATTGACTTAGAGTTTGTGCGTACTATCGTATCAATTTGCAGCGGCATTGGCACCATCGGAGCCGCCGCCGGGGTGCTTTACACGGTCTATTCCCATGCGAAGAAACCGCAGCAGGATATAGAGAAGCGCGTTGGCGCTATTGAGACGGATATCAAAGACATCAAGGAGAAGCTAGACAACGATTATTCCAACATCAAGCAGAACCGGGAAGATACCCAACTGCTTATGAGGAGCATGTTTAACCTGATCGAAAACAAGATAACTGGAAACAATGTGGAGGGTTTAAAAAAAACCCGGGACGATTTGCTGGAAGCCTTAACGAAGAATTAAGAGGTCTGATATTGAAAGTGTATGATTTTACAGTACCGGAATTAAATAGGTTCCGGGCGCTTGCGAATTTTACACCCGATGAAAGAACTTTATTTGAGTACCGGGCCGCTGGCGTTCCGATGGAGATATGCGCTGAAAACATGAATGTCAGCCTTGCCACCGCGAAGCGGATCAGCCGCCGGGTAAACTCAAAGATTATTCGCGTATGCGGAACTTTATAGATACTTTATTGAGCCTTTGACGAACTGTCAGGGGCTTATTTTTTATGCCAAAATATAAGCATGAAGCAGATGTTTTCCGATGACGATTAGGTAGAGATACCTATAAAAACCGATTACCATGATATTTTGATCTTTTTGGAAGAATTGGAGGAAACCGAACATGGCAGCATATCCGAACATGTATCAGCCATACCAGCCGTATCAAGACCGTATGGCGCAGATAAACCAATACCAGCCCGTCCCGCAGCCGATGGCACCGACAAATAACCAAGGAATACTCTGGGTGCAGGGCGAGACTGGGGCAAAGTCTTACCTTGTTGCGCCCGGATCATGCGTGTTGCTGATGGACAGCGAAGCGGAGCGGTTTTACATCAAGTCAACGGATGTATCCGGCATGCCGCAACCTTTACGCGTATTTGAGTACCACGAAATAAACGGCAGAATGCCACAGAAACAGCCGGAAGCTGTCATGAATGATATGTATGTTACCCGTAAAGAGTACCAGGACCTTTTTGACAAATACAATGAGATTCTGGACAAGATAAATTCGTTTCCAGCAAGCGGCGGTTCTACTGTCAAACAAGAGAGCCGGAGATCAAAAGGAGGTGCGGCAGCAGATGAGTAACCCATTATTCCAAATGTTCGGCGGCATGCCGATGGGCGGCAACGGCCCCATGCAGATGATGCAGCAGTTTGCGCAGTTTAAGCAAAACTTTAAGGGAGACCCAAAAGCTGAGGTACAAAAGATGTTGCAGTCTGGCAGAATATCACAGGCGCAGCTTGATCAGGCTCAGCAGATGGCACAGCAGTTTCAACGGATGCTGGGCGGTATGAAATAAAAAAGAGGAAGAATTAATCTTCCTCGTATTTCCAAACGTAGCCATGTAAACTTTTGGTTCGCCCTTTTGCGTTATTTATAATTGACGCTGGTGGACAATTCAAATATCTGGCCGCATCAGATATTGATGGCCACTTTTTTACAGGCTGATTTGATTTTGTATATTGATACACTGGACGACTAAGGGGATTTAATATTCCTTTACAACCAGTCATATTAGAATCAGCGCGTAACCCTGTTTTTATTGCATGCCTTGTGTTCTCACTATATGATACCCATTCCAAGTTAGAAACACAATTGTTTGATTTGTTACCATCAATATGATTAACACAAGACTTATTTAAAGGGTTTTCAATAAAAGCAGTTGCCACAAGAATATGAATGGTTTTATTTTTATGATTTCCGTTTTTACATAACATAACCATTCTATATCCAGAATGATGACTTTTAATGGTCAGATTTTTAGGCTTTCCAGTATGATTGTAATTCATACTTTTTACATTCCCGAAGTTACTAACTTGATATAGTCCCTCATAATCGGGTATATCTTTCCAAATTTCTTGCATAAAAATAACACCTGTCCTTTCAGTGTGCGTGTCCTATTGATGAAAGTACGGAAATCTCTAGGACATGAGACTTTCGGGAGCTACCCTATCCGTACGACTAAATTATAACATATTTTTATAAATAAGTACATTATGATTTGGCCAAATCAATGTAAATACATCAAAGGAGATTTAATAATTATGGATGGAAACTTAACAGCTTCTGACGTTGCTCTTTTAACCGGAAACAACAGAAATGATGGAATGTTTGGCGGAGACGGTGTCTGGTGGCTCATCGTTTTATTCATTTTTGCATTTTGCGGATGGGGTGGCAATGGTTGGGGAAACGGCGGAGGTGGAGCAGCCGGAAGCGCATACACCGATTCCGCAATCCAGCGCGGGTTTGACAACCAGGCAGTTATCAGCAAACTGGACGGCCTGTCCAGCGGCCTGTGTGATGGCTTCTATGCCATGAATAACGGTATGCTTACCGGATTCAACGGCATCAATACAAACGTCATGCAGACTGGCTTCGGCATCCAGCAGGCTATTAATGCCGATACTGTAGCCAACATGCAGAACACCAACGCACTCCAGGCGCAGCTTGCTCAGTGTTGCTGTGAGACCCGGGAAGCAATCCAGGGTGTAAACTACAACATGGCGCAGAACACCTGTGCACTCCAGAACACCATGAACAACAACACCAGAGACATTATCGACAGCCAGAACGCCGGAACCAGAGCAATTCTGGACTACCTGTGCAATGAGAAGATATCCAGTCTCCAGGCCGAAAACAATGATCTCAGACGTGCTGCATCTCAGGATCGTCAGAGTGCATTGCTTACTACCGCTATGGCAGCACAGACCCAGCAGCTCATTAATGCGATCAATCCGGCACCGATTCCGGCTTACCAGGTGCCGAACCCGAACGTATACTATGGCTGTAATACTGGATGCAACTGCTGACAACCTCATATCTGTATCTTCTGACCATTTTCCTGGCATCGGTAATATGGTCAGATGTTCGGCCCAGAGCCGGTATTACGCAAATCGGCAGGCTCAGTCCTGCCTTTTTGCGATATGAAAAAGGAGAAACAATATGGCTGAATATGTAGCTGTTGCCGCTCAGGAAGTGGCAGCGAATGGAAATGTAGTATATACCAACACAGCGGTAAAAGGGACCGCATGTGTGCAGCACCGGGAGGGCAGCGGAATAGTTACTCTCAGAGGAATGACGAACCAGTGTAAGGCCCGATATTTTGTGGACTTTTCTGCGAATATTGCGGTACCGACCGGAGGAACCGCGGGAGAAATTTCTCTTGCTATTGCAATCGGCGGTGAGCCTGTCTTATCGTCCCAGATGATTTCCACACCGACCGCGGTAGAAGCGTTTAACAACGTATCTGCTGGAATCTTTATTGATGTTCCGCGCGGATGCTGCTTTGATGTTGCGGTAGAGAATACCAGTACCCAGGCTATCACCGTGGCAAACGCAAATCTTGTGGTTACACGGGTAGCATAAGGAGGTGGGATGATGAGAGATGTTAAAGATTTATGTGCGCGCATTGAAGATGAGATCGGAAAGATTGCAGAAAAGGGTCTTTCTGTTAGCAATCTGGACACCGCTTTTAAACTGATTGATATGTACAAGGACATCAAAAACACGGAGTACTGGGACAAGAAGAGTGAGTACTATATGACTGTGCTTGATCAGATGCGTGACGGTGTAGGTGACTACAGTGAACGCCGTGGACGGGATAGCATGGGCCGCTACAGTGCTTCGGATGGACGGATGATGCCAGACTATGACCGTGGAGCATCTTACATGCGACGCGGCGAACATTACGTGCGAGGGCATTACAGCCGCAATGATGGACGGGATGCCTACGATGATTACATGACTCAGAAACAGAGCTACCGTTCTGGAAAATCCGAAGACTGCAAGCGCAAGATGCTTGCAGCACTGGAAGAGCATCTGGATGGGCTGACCGCTGAGATTGGGGACATGTCAAAGGACGCGGAGTGCCGCGAAGAACGTGACCTTGTGAAGCGGTATGTTGATAAACTTAGAGATATGTTATAAACGTGTGGATAGCTTACATACGGATAAATGATACATTATAAGTGCAGCAAAGATTAACCTCCCGTGAATCTTTTCTAGCCAATTTACACCTCCCGCGCACGCCCTTAATATAAACGGGTTATACCGGAGGATAAAGCGGGTGAAATTCCCGGCGTGCGTATTTGCCATACCAATGGCACGGATTTTTGTTTTTGGCGAAATCCTCCTTTCCCCTCATAGCCGATAGGCTGTTAAGGCGGCTTACGACCGCCGTGAGGGTTCTTGCTGTTCACCCCTAGCCAATGCAGCAAGACTTTTTCACATCGACTTCTTTCTCGAAACACCGGTTGCAATATGTAGCCGGTGTTTTAGGACCGTTAGCTCAGCGGTAAGAGCGCCCGGCTCATAACCGGGTGGTCCGGGGTTCGAATCCCTGACGGTCCATAATGCGGTATAGCACAGCGGCCTAGTGCATGAGACTTTGACTCTCATGACGCCGGTTCGAATCCGGCTACCGCAGTTACCCCGCCCGTGGTCTATCGGGCTTAATCCATTACCTGCGGCGGCAGGTCAATAAACACGGCCAGGAGGATAGATATGCAGAAACTTATTGAAACACTTGGATCATTTGGCATCGAGATTCCGGAGGATAAACAGGCAGATGTGAAAAAAGCACTGTCTGAGCATTACAAAAACGCCGGAGAGGTTGCGAAAACCCTCGCTAAGGTAGAGGGTGAGCGTGATGCCTGGAAAGAACGTGCGGAGACCGCAGAAAACACTCTTAAGAGCTTTGAGGGAATCGACCCGGAGAGCATCAAGGGAGAGCTTGCAACCTGGAAACAGAAAGCGGCAGATGCAGAGAAAGAGTATAACGACAAGATCTATGAAAGAGATTTTGAAGACACTCTCAAAACCGCACTGGAAGATGTTAAATTCTCTTCCACATCGGCGAAAAAGGCGGTTATGGCTGATATCAAGGATGCCGGTCTTAAGCTTAAGGACGGAAAGATTCTTGGCCTTAATGACCTGTTGGAGCAGATGAAGAAAGACGATGCATCTGCGTTTGTTGACGATGACCAGCAGACGGCAATTCAGAACCAGGCACGATTTACTACTGGTATTACACATAACAACAAGCCGGGCAAGATGACCAAGAAAGAAATCAAGGACATCAAGGACACAAGCGAGCGCCAGGCGGCCATTGCAAGTAACATGGCTCTGTTTGAGTAATTCGCTTACCGATCATGCGATTTGAGTATGACCGCTAACCCACAAACCTTTTAAAAGCTATGGGTAGAAAGGATTTTTTAATGGCAAAACAAAATCTTATCAAAACCGAAAACATCCAGGTGCGCGCCCGAGAGATTGATTTTGTTACCAGATTCGAACGGAACTGGGAACACCTCCGGGAAATTCTCGGAGTGCTGAGGATGATCAAAAAAGAACCTGGAGCAACTCTGAAATCTAAATACGCCACCGGAACCTTACAGAGCGGTAAGGTCGCAGAGGGTGACGAAATCCCTTACTCCAAATTCGAGGTAAAAGAAAAAGAGTATGCTGAAATGGATGTGGAGAAGTATGCAAAGGCTGTATCCATCGAGGCGATCAAGACTTATGGCTACGATGTGGCTGTGGAGATGACGGATGAAGAGTTCCTCTTCCAGCTCCAGACGGATGTAACCGGAAAATTTTACACCTATCTTAAGACTGGTACTCTTACCTCTACCGAGAACACTTTCCAGATGGCTCTCGCTATGGCAAAAGGCCGCGTTGAGGACAAGTTTAAAAACATGCACCGTTCCATTCCGAATGGTGTTGTTGGATTCGTAAACATCCTTGACGTTTATGAGTATCTTGGTACTGCGAACATTACTGTTCAGAATCAGTTCGGTTTCCAGTACCTGAAGGATTTTATGGGCTTTAATACCGTATTCCTTCTGTCTGACAGCGAAATCCCGCGTGGAAAGGTGATTGCTACGCCTGTGGACAACATTGTGCTTTACTATGTTGACCCGAGTGATTCAGACTTTGCGCGTGCTGGACTCTCTTACACTGTGTCCGGTGAAACAAACCTGATTGGCTTCCATACTCAGGGCAACTACAGCACCGCAGTATCCGAGGCGTTTGCGATCATGGGTATGGTGCTGTTTGCTGAGTACCTGGACGCTATCTCTGTCATTACATTCGGATCATCTCAGACTCTTGGTGATCTGACTGTGCAGTCTGCAGCAGGCTCATCCAGCGGAACAACGAAGATTACTGTTAGTCCAGAAAAGGGCAACGCTGGCAACGTCTATAAGTACAAAGTGGCATCATCTGAGACCACTGTAGAGTATGGACAGAACGTAAAGAACTGGAGCGCATGGGATGGTAAGTCTGACATCACCGCGACTACAGGTCAGACCATTACCGTAGTTGAGTGTGACAGCACCTATAAGGCACTGAGCGCAGGACATGCGACAGTAACCGCAAAGGCGTAAGGAGGGTTCCGGCATGGCATATGCAGACTATGAGTTTTACAAAACATCATTTTTCGGCAATGTCGTGCCGGAATCTGATTTTAATCGGTTTTCTGAAAGAGCCAGTGACTTTATCGACGTGCTGACCTTTGACCGACTGGTGGACGGCCTGCCAGGGGATGAGCGGCAACAGAAGCGCATTAAGAAAGCTGTCTGCGCTGCGGCTGATATCCTGTATCAGATTGATATTGCGGAGCAGAACGCGGCAGCAGCGGCGGCAACTGGCACGGCTACCACCTTACCGGGCGGCGGCACGACCACGGGAATAGTAACCTCTGTATCATCCGGCAGCGAATCCAGATCATACGCAACCCCTCAGCAGATTGGGGCAAGCGCAAAGGAGTGGAGTGCGGTATATGCCGCCGCCGGAGATATACAGAAAACGAACGACTTACTCTTAAAGACAGCGTTACCGCTTCTGATGGGAGTAAGGACGGATGAAGGGATACCGATTTTAAATGCAGGATTTTAAGGTTAATATCTTAGGCTCTGAATGGAGCGTGAAGTTCGGAAACGAGAAAGAATATCCGAACTTGGCAGAAATGGATGGATATACAGATTCATCAACAAAAGATATTGTTGTTGATGATATGAAAACATCATGTGGACAGGTTGGGAGCAAGGCAGACCTTGAAAGCTATCAGAAACAGGTTGTCAGACATGAGATTATTCATGCGTTCCTAGCTGAATCCGGTCTTGAATCATGTTAAAATAAAGCTGAAAGTTGGGCTACGAACGAAGAAATGGTTGACTGGTTTGCTATTCAGTCACCAAAAATTTTTAAAATATTCAATGAACTTAAATTGATGTGAATACCAGTATCGTATGCAGGAGTGTGAATATGAAGTTTAGAAAAAAGCCTGTTATCATTGAAGCATTTAAGTATGATGGTGATCTGAAAGACCGGAACGGCTTGTTTTACGTTCCGTTTTGGGCGCAAGAAGCTTATAAGAAAGGCATTATGTATTACGGCGCAGAAACTTGTGATTTACCTCCGTGTGAGCTGTATATCGAAACATTAGAGGGAACACATCATGTTTCTGTTGGAGACTATATTATCCGTGCAAGCCAGATATCTTTGAAAAAACTTATGAGGAGGTGAAAGAGTAATGGAAGCATTATTCGCAAACATGACCGTGATTCTGGCAGTGATCGGGATTCTGGCTTTTTGCGTGTCGGTTATCACCCAGGTATTTAAGGGTGTAGGTGTCCTGTCAAAGATTCCGACCGATGCGCTGGTGTTTGTCCTGTCTATCGGCATAACTGTAGCCGCCTTTGTGGCGTATATGCAGTATATCAATATGCAGATATTATGGTACATGATTCTGGCAGCTATCATGGCGGGCTTTATCGTTGCCTTTGTAGCTATGTATGGCTGGGAAAAGCTCACGGAGCTGTGGAAAAGAATGAGTAATAATGGGAAAGACTGGAGTAAGTAATGGGAAACATACCGTTCCGGCAGACAAGATTCTGGGAAAACTGCGAGAAAAGAATATTTGACGGCGTTGGAAAGTACGATATTCCGGAGATACATGGAATGTATGATGTTGATGAAATATCAGACTTCATCGGATGGAACTACGCTCTGAAAGAAAAGCACCCGGAAGATAAAGCGGTACATTTCTTTGTCGATGATTACCAATTTAACCGCCTTTGGACGAACCCAGATGCGTATCTGGAGAAGCTGAAACGGTTCCAGTATGTTTTCACCCCGGATTTCTCCCCTTATGCAGACTTCCCGAAAGCGGTGCAGGTGTTCAATCACTTCCGCAAGCACTGGATCGGCGCATACCTGCAAGAGAATGGCGTGCGTGTTATCCCTACAGTCACATGGAGTTACCAGCCGTCATACGATTTCTGTTTTGACGGTGAGCCGAAAAACTCTGTGGTTGCTATCAGCAGTGTAGGTTGCATGAAAAGCAAACGTAACAAGCAGATGCTCATTGATGGTTATAACGAGATGGTTAAGCGATTGGAACCATCCTGCATCATCTTTTATGGCATGGTGCCGGACGAATGCAAAGGGAACATCATTCGCGTGAAGCCGTTTCAGAACAAGTTTAAAAAGGCGGTGTGTGGCTGATGTATGACAAGACGGTAACGGTATTTAACTTCTACAGCTCCAAAACCGCAGGCTTATCATACTGGTATCCGCACATCCTGTCTTGCGTTGACTTGATAACCGATCACGGCGCAATGCTGAAAAAGTATGGCCCAGACAGTAGCGACAATGCCGCACTGCATATTGCTTACACCCCAGACGGGGACAAGGTGACGGTGCAGCGGTCAGACGGTGCAGCGGTGCCGTGGCTGCCCCCGAAAGCATGGGCGGCGCAGGTCAATGATGATCTTCCGGGCAGTATCACCTTCGGGCCAGAGGACTTTTTCTGGCAGGGTGAATGGACTGGCGGCGTGGTTGTGGATGATGATTACCGCAATGGTTTTTACCATTACATGAACAGCAACCGCGACAATGTTTACAAGATAACCAGTGTAGGTGGACCGTATACGGTTATCCCACATTTTGAAATCTTAGGAAAGTAGGCAGTTATGGCAAAAGGTGAGAGCGGATTCACAAAAGCAGGTAAAGGCCAGAATAACGGTTATGCGCCGGGAGATTCGCCATATCAAGCTATGTCTCGCGAAGCTGGACAAATCATACGAGATTTGGGATATGATCCGATGATGCCTATATCCATGCAAATTCCGTGGGACGAGGAATTTTCTGCTTTATCTGATCGACATTATACGGCTATTTATAATTCCATATCAGACGGACAATCACCAACAAGTCGCTTTTCTAAGGCTACTGGTGAAGAAATATTAAAGCGCGTGGAAAGAAACAAGGTTTATGTAGCAGACAGAGCTAGGCATAAAGGAATATCTGATGCTAAAGGAAACATTGACGAAGCCGCTACAGTAAGAAACTATAGGGATGAAATGAAAAAGTTATCCGCTATTGAAGAATATGTCAAAAAGAAGTTGAAAAGGAAGTAATCATGGCAAAAGGCGAGAGCGGTTTTAAAAAGACTGCTGCTAATAGCAGAATAGAAAGCTTGCAGTCTTTGTCTGATAAGATCAAAAGCATAGATAAGAAAATCCAGAAATTACAAGATGAATCTGCGCAGGTCTTAAGATTGCGGGAAAATTCATGGGATCCTGCGCCGCCAAGATACCACGAAATATCGCAAGAAATCCGTGAGCTTAAAAACAAACAGACCGATTTGCGGTATGAGCGGGAAAAACTGAGAACAAAAGACGAACCTAAAACAACTAAGACATTTGTGAACAGTTTCGGCGAAGCTACCAAGCGAGAAATAACCAGTGCGTCATATGAACGGGCACAGCGACGGCTTGATAAGCAAATCTGGAGCAGGTTTAAGGGGCGGTAATATGGCAAGGAGAAGCAAGCGCTTTTATCTCAAAAATCTGTCATACAATGTTGGCAGCATTCATCTGAAACTCGATATGTCCCGCTTTGAGCGGCAGTTTCAGCAGGCACAATACTATCTGGACGGCGCTGTCATGAACAGTATGGTGCCGTATATGCCGATGGTAACGGGCAGCTTTATCAATACTACCCGTGCTGCAAGTGCGGCGGTACAGGGAAGCGGCTTTGTGTATGCCGGATATAGCCCACAAGGGCGTTATCTGTACGAGGGTAAGGTTATGGTTGATGAACTGACCGGATCACCCTGGGCGCGGCGTGGAGCACGTAAGGTGCTTGTGAGTGAGTACACAGGCAAGACCAACGCACGGGAAAACATCACCTACACGCACCAGGCACACCCAAAAGCACAGGATCACTGGTTTGAAGCGGCGAAGCAGGCAGACGGAAAGACATGGATAAAAGGCGTGAAGCGCATAGCTGGAGGTGGTAATCATGGATAAGGTCATAGGGCTGGACGCAAGCGGGTTTGATATTCTCACCCGCGCGGTGAAATCCCTGTTAAATCAATATCCTGGTCTGGAAGATGGCGAGGTCATTAAGTTTGAGGAGCTTGGGAAAGAATCTGGAATAGCCTTTTCGGCTGACAATGGGGCGCTGGTGTATGCAGAATCGGAAGATGTCTGCGGCGGCATCCATCAGCAATGCCAGTATCCGTTTTACGTGGTATACCGCACAGCAGCCACAAAAGAACGGCTTAAGCTGAATGTACAAGACTTTCTTGACACCCTCGGCAAGTGGATATGCCGGGAGCCTGTTGTTATAAACGGCACTCAGACGCGCCTAAAGGCATTTCCGGCCCTGTCTGATGGCCGAGTGATAAAACGCATTACCCGCGATAACTCATACGGTTTAGAGCCAAATGAGGAAGCGGTGCAAGACTGGGTACTGCCTGTTACGGTGCAGTACACCAATGACATAAAACCGATTTATTAGAAAGGAAAAAAGACATGATTGAACGTAAGTTTTTGGCTCACTATGTAGACGCGGCTTTCAGTTCTTCTACCCCGACTTATGTAAGACTCGGCAAAAATCTGGAAGAGTACAACGAAGAGCTGAACCCAGATGTCGAGGTAACAAAGAACATTCTGGGCGAACAGTCGGTACAGCATTCTGGATATGAAGCGCAGGCAGATGTTGACCCGTTTTACTTCGAAGACTATGATGACGCACTGTCTACTAAGATCATGGAGTTGGCAAACACCAGAGCTACCGGAGATAAGTGTAAGACAACAATGGTTGATGTGCTGTTAAAGCCTGGATTATCTGATGATGCTGCGCCGACTGCGGTATGGGCTTATCGCGAAGATGTATATCTGATTCCGAACAGTGTGGGTGGTGACACTTCCGGCGTGCAGACTCCGTTCACTCTCTATAAAGCAGGAAACAGAGTCAAGGGTACATGGGATGTAAGTAAAAAGACTTTTACCCCGTCTTCCAGTCTGGAGTAAAGGAGGTTATCTATGGCAAGACAGCTTAAGATTGATGACCGGGAATGGATTGAGGTTACCGATGCTGCCGGGAATGTAACTGGTGGCTTTTGGTGGAACCCGTCTGACCTGGACATCATAAAAAGATGTGAAAAAACGTTGAACTTTTTTGAAACTGCACAGATTCCAGATGTTGATTCAGATCTGGATAAACTTTATGAGTTCACAGATCAGGTGAAGACTGCTTTTGATGAACTTCTGAACAGCAGCGGCGCATCTGATGTGCTTTTCAAAAATGCCAACCCGCTGACTCCGCGACCGGACGGAACTCTTCACTGCCAGTATGTGCTTGATGTACTCGTAGATTTTGTTTCGAAAGAATTTAACACGAGAATCAAAAAGAGCAGCAGCCGGGTAAAAAAATATACGGACAAGTATAAGAGTGCGTAGTGGTTATGATCTTCCTACTTCCATCGAGATCAACGGAGCAGAATATAAGATCAGGACTGATTACAGGACTATTCTGGACATTCTGATTGCCTGCGCCGACCCGGAGTTGACACCATACGAGCAGCAGGAGGTTATGTTTGATATCCTGTATATTGATGGTGAGAGTATTCCGCTGAGTGATTATCGCGAAGCGTGCGAGAAAGCCGTGGAATTCATTGACTGCGGCTCCACAGAAGAAAAAAAGAAATCTCCGCGTCTTATCGACTGGGAACAGGATGCTGGGATAATCGTTCCGGCAGTCAATAAAGTGGCAGGAAAAGAAATCAGAGCACTTGAATATATGCACTGGTGGACATTCCTGTCTTTTTTTATGGAGATCGGGGACGGGCTTTTTTCTCAGGTTCTTTCTATCCGGCAGAAAAAGGCAAAGAGAAAAAAGCTGGAGAAATGGGAGCGGGAGTTTGAAAGGGAAAACAGCTCTCTTGTCAAGTTGGAAAACAAGATGAGCGAGGAAGAAAAAGAAACTATCAGAAACATGGAAAAATGGCTGTAAGGAGATCGTATGGCAGACGGCAGTATCATTATTGACACAAAGATTGATGAAAAAGGTGCGCAACAGGGCGTAAAGGAATTGAAGTCTGCTATTGAACAGCTTACTAAATCCATACAGATCCTGTCCACATCTATAACCACATCTTTCAACGGCATTCACAATGCAGCCGCAAAGGCCGCAGTGGATGCCGGGAGCCTTTCTGATTCTTATAAGAATGCGCAGAAGAGCGCGGAAGATCTGCGGAAAGAAGCGGAAAATATCAAGATTGATCGTGGAGAAGACCTTGAAAGCAAGAACATACCGCAGAAAACAGCAATGGTAGATCCAAATAATATTGGATATGACAAAGCAGCTGTTGACTTTGTGAACCAGTATGTCAAGGGCGCGGAGAAGGCAGTTCAATCTACTAATGAATTTAAAAATGAAATCGGAAGATTAAAAGAAAAAATAAAAGAGCTTGAAGGGAACGGGTTATATTTTGAAGACAGGGAATTTGACAAGGCCTATCTTGACCTTCAAAAAGTAAAGCAGGCTCTTAAGGATTACAAAAAAGAGCTTGTTTCTCCGACTCCAAATGCCAACCCATTTGGACTTAATACGATGCAAGGGCAAATCGTTGATTTACAGAATCGGTTGAAAAAACTTACGGATTCTGGAAAAGGGCTTGGTGATGCACAGTATGATGAGGTTTATGTAAAACTAGCAAAAGCAAAAGAAGCAGCAAAAGAATATGCATCAGAACTGACTAAGATTCAAAACACTGAGCCTAAGCCTAGTATATTTGATGGCTTAATATCAAAACTTTCCGTTTTGGCAAAAAAAGCGCGTTCAGTTGTTTCTATGTTTGGAAAAATGGTTGCCTCAAATATTGCTAATGGTATTAAAAAAATATCATCCGGCATTCTAGGCATCCATAAAACATCCAATAAGAGCACCATAAGTATAGGCAAGTTACTAAAGTATTTATTCGGCATCCGGAGCCTGTATGTGCTGTTCAACAAGCTCCGAAGCGCCCTTGTGGACGGATTCAAAAATTTAGCCCAGTATTCCGGCAGCACCAATGGTGTTATATCCGGCTTGATATCTTCGCTCACGCAGCTTAAAAACAGCTTTGCCACTGCGTTTGCTCCAATACTGACAGCGGTAGCTCCTGCGTTGAATTATCTTATCAGCCTTCTTAATTCAGCTGTTACCGCCATAGCGCAGTTTATGGCAGCGTTGACAGGCCAGAAAACATTTACAAAGGCAACCAAAGTCCAGCAAAACTACGCGGAATCTCTGAAAAAGACCGGAGGGGCCGCAAAAGAAGCCAAAGGCGAACTTGCATCATTTGATAAACTGAATGTCCAGAAAGATGAAGATTCTGGAAGAGGCGGAGGTGGCGGCGGAGCATCACCAGCAGATATGTTTGAAACGGCAGAGATTGAAAGCCGGTTTAAACAGATGGCCGATAAGATTAAAGGCTTTATTAAAAGCGAGGACTGGTCCGGTCTTGGTGCGTATATGGCAGATGGCATTAATGCAGGTCTGCAAAAAATATATGATGCAATCAACTGGGACAATGTCGGACCGAAGATCACATACTTCGTAAACGCATTTACAGAGACATTCAACAGCCTTGTTGATAACATCGACTGGGATTTACTCGGCAGAACGCTCGGTGCTGGCCTTAATACTCTGGTAAACACCCTGCTTTTATTCGTGGACGGCATCGACTGGAAAAATCTTGGCGCAAAGCTTGCCATAGGTGCAAACAGTCTCGTTGATGAGATTGACTGGTGGAAACTTGGCCGATTATTCATTGCAAAATTCAACATCCTTGCTGAGATGCTTGATGGCTTTTTCAATGGCAATGGAGACAGTGCTGGATTCGACTTTTTAAAGCTTGGAATATCTCTTGGAAATGGCATCAATGGCGCTATTGATTCTATTGATCCGCATGTGTGGGCCGGAGCATTAGGCGGTGCTGTAAAAGGATTAATCGATACGCTTGTCGGAACTCTAGCCGGGGTGGATTGGCAAGAAATTGGAACAAAAATAGCAGAGTTTATAGGCTCTATTGATTACGGAGGAATACTTGCATCTCTTGTTCGTGGCATTGGTCCTGTTTTTGGCGCGATAGGGGGAATTATAATTGGACTCCTTAAGCCTGGTTGGAATGCAGCTGTGACGTGGTGGAAAGAAACGGCATTTAAAGACGGTCAATTTACCATGCAGGGATTAAGAGATGGAATTAACAAAGCATGGGCCGATATAAAAACATGGGTTAAAGAGCACATATTCCAACCGTTTATTGACGGATTTAAGCTAGCGTTCGGCATTCATAGCCCATCAACTGTTATGGCAGAAATGGGCGGCTATTTGATGGATGGTCTTATCAATAAGATAACCGATATGATACCGAATCTTATAGCAAAAATCACCGATATTAAAACAAAAATGTCAGAAAAATGGGATGAAGTTAAAGAAAACGCTAGTGAAAAGTGGGATGACATTAAGAAAACTATCTCAGAAAAATGGGACAAAATCAAAGAAGATTCTGGCACAAAAGTAGATGAGTTTAAGAAAAAAGTCAGTGACGCATGGGATTCGTTGGGGAAAAAAACCTCGAATATATGGAACGGAATATGGGATACCATTAATGGTGTTATCAAAAAGATAAGTGGAATTGGTAGTAACATATGGAACGGTCTGACAGGCGGTTCTTTAGGCATCTCAGAGTATTCTTTACAGACTTCTGTTCCGAGCGTAGCAAGTGTTTCTTTGCCGCACTTGGCATCCGGAACTGTAGTGCCGCCGCGTGCCGGAGAATTTGCCGCAATCCTTGGTGACAACAAGCGAGAAACGGAAGTTGTGTCACCTTTGTCAACCATAAAAAAGGCCATGATAGAAGCTTTACAGGCTGTTGGAATGACTGATAACAGCGGAGATATAGTCGGACATATTTATCTGGACGGAAAAGAACTTGGGAACTCGACTGTTAAATTTGTCCGGCAGGAAACAAAGAGAACCGGAAAGAATCCGGTGTTGGTGTAGGAGGTACATATGCAGCAGGACTATAAAGGATATCTCGTTAAGTTTGGGAGCATGGCGCTCCCGAACGCTTTCCTGACACGGTACGTTTCTACGCCGGATCAGCGAACAGAGAAAAAAGCGTGGCGCGATAACAACAATGATTTGCAGCGTGTCACATCTCCTAATTTTAAAACCACTCTAAAGCTGGAGATCAGACCGCTGTCACAAAAAGAAAAAGACTTATTTAATTCTTTAAAAGCAAATGGTCTTGTTGATACAGATCAGCGCAAGTACGAAGTTACATACTGGAATTTGGATACCGGAATTTACGGGTCAGGATATTTTTATGAACCAGACACTGAATTTGCAATATCTCATATTGCAGATAATGACACAGGGGAAATGTTTTATGAAGCATTTACCCTGGAAATGATACAGTATTAGAGGTGGGCCATATGATAGACGTCGAGCAGAAATATAAAGATTTATACAATACATATGGCGGAAAAAAACTGCGCCTTGTGTTTTTTAAGGAAGACTATAGGGCACTGTACCCATCTGAAACGCTGTATCCGTCCGAAACGCTGTATCCGTCCGAATTGTCTTCTGACAGCATTGATTTTGAAATCACAGATGATATGATTTCTTCGGAATCCATGACCATTACGGAATCCATAAGTACATCGGATGATCTGGATTTTGGTGCATGCGAATCGGCAGAATTTAAGATAACTGTATCCGGGCTTGATCGAAACATATCAAAAAGAGAATTCATGGTATTGGAAGATATTGGTGATTATCCCATGTCACTTGGTCTTTATACAGTTTCATCAACTCCAAAGCAGGACGATAAGGACACCAGAAAAATCATAGCATATGACCGGATGCAGCTTTTTGATGCTGATGTTTCCGGCTGGTATAATTCAGTCGAATTTCCAATCAAATTGTCGGATTTTACAAAATCTCTTTGCGCTTTTGTAGGAGTTCCGGTGTTAAACGCGGCTCTTGTCAATGATGATCTGGAGATAACCAAAACCATACAGCCGAGCACCTTAAATGGGCGCGATGTGCTTAAGTATATATGCCAAATTAACGGAGTTTTCGGAAACATAACAAGAAACGGCGAGCTTCAATTTATAAGTATTCCAAAAACAGATGATATAACAGATACCATAACTGTTTATCAAAGCTCTGAAAGCGAAGAATTTATGGTGCCTGACATAGATACTGTGCAGATTCGGCAAGAGGAAGGAGATATAGGTGGAACGAGTGTAGGTGATGGCGAGAATGTGTATATCATTGAGGGAAATCCTCTTGTATATGGAAAAACCACATCCGAACTTATCAGTATAGCCAATGCCATAAGAACAGCAATAATCGGTTTGTCATATACGCCTGCATCAATAACAACAAATGGCGCTCCGTGGCTTGAAGTTGGTGATCGAGTTATAGTTCAGACAGTGGACGGCCCAGTAAACACCATAATATCTAAACGTACTCTTAGCGGAATACAGGGTGCAATGGATACTTATGAAAGTCAAGGAAGCCAGAATCTCACACAATCCTTTAGCATAGAAAGCACTATAGTACAGCTTCAAGGAAAGACTGCAAAGCTAGTAAGAACTGTCGAAGAGGTTTCGAATACATTAAAAGATGTTGAAAGCAATACGGAATCTCGTTTCACCCAGATGGCGGGGGAAATATCATCAGAGGTATCGCGAGCTACAGGTGCGGAAGAAAAGCTGTCATCCAGAATATCACAGACAGAATCCAGCATAACAGCCAAAGTCAGCAAAGGGGATGTATCTGCGCAGCTTTCCATTGAGAGCGATGGTGTTAATATAATAGGCGACCGTTTTAGTTGGGAAGCGACAAATTCATCCTTAACAGCGGACGGTACGTTAACGGTATCTAAGGGGCTTTTTAAAGGGTCGATAGATGTTGGTAATGGTCAATTCACTGTTGATTCATCAGGAAAGGTTATTGCTAAAAGTATTCAAATTGGATCCACTTCGTCAACCAATACTGGATACTTTTCCACGCTAATAGCAAGTTCCCACACCTGTAACAATTTAATAGTCCAAGACAGTGCTAATATAAACGATTTGACGGCAGGGTATATAGTTTGTAACAGCAGCATTCAGTGCAGTAGAATATACAGTTCTGTTGCCGGAGAATGGTGGAGTGATAAGCGCCTTAAGCATGATGTTAATTCGATATCACCAGAGCTTGCTTACAACATTGTAAAAAAGCTTAGGCCGGTATCGTTCAAAATGAACAATGGAAATGAACCGGGAGTCGGTTTTATAGCGCAAGAGGTATTGGATCTTTGCAACGAACTTGGCATTAATCTCCCATTGTACGGACGATATAAAGGATATTTAACCATTCCGTATCAGAACTACATAGCTATATTGACCTGTGCAATGCAATATATCATAGAAAACGAGGTGGCGCAGAAATGACGAAGGTAAGCTACAATGAGGATGATGTAAAAACATTGGCTGTGCTTTTGAATTCGCTCAATGTTTCCGGATTACAGAATGTAAAAGTAATATGCCAAATGGCTGATATTCTGGATCGTGGAATTGTTGTGAAAGAGAGGGAAAACGATGAAGCTGACTGACCTTTTTTACGCTGTTGTAGGCTGGCTTAACTGGCCCTCAACATCTACGGCGCTTGGTCAAAAAAACCTGCGTCACATGGACAACGGTATACTCCAGTGCGCTCAGTATATTCTCTCATTGTCGCAAGACAAGTTGGAGGTATCGGATGCAGCCGGATTTATAACCGGATGGACCATAGATACCGACACCTGGATTGTTACTGTTACTCATAGAGATGGCAGCACGGAAAGCTATGACTTCCCAATTGAGATGATGCCTACACGCATCGATCTCGATGATGACGACAACCTTGTGTTGGTGCAGCAGGACGGAACAACTAAAAAGATAAGCTTCCAGCGGTTTGTTTACAGTGTGGATAATACCGCGACCATCGCCATGAAGCTTAATGGAACAAATATAAGCGCAGAAGTAAGAGATGGATCAGTAACGCTTGATAAACTGGAGCCTGCAGTGATGCAAACCTTACGCCAGTATATGCTTGATGCACAGAGTTATGCAGCGAATGCAAAAACATACCTTACGGCATCTGAAAGCTTTGCTCACGGTGGGACTGGATCCAGAGAAAACGAAGAAACCGATAACTCTATGTACTACTGCAAAAAGGCAAAAGAAAGCGCAGACAAGGCCGGATCATATGCGGATATCGTTTTCCCTACGTTTTCTTTAAACATCTCAACTGGTCATTTAGAATGTGATCAGGGAAAAAACGTAACGGTATCAATTGAAAACAATCATGTGTTTGTGGAGGTATAAGACATGGGAAAAACAGACCTTGGTAAATGGATGATAACCAATGGTGGCGAATATAATGCAGACGCAACTTATGAACAGCTCACGATGGTCAAGTATGGCAACAGCACATACATCACTTTAAAAACAGTTACCGGGATCGCTCCAGTTGATGACAAGATAAACTACCAGCTAATGGCGCAAGGCTTTGATGCTACAGCTTTATCCGCTGTTCAGGCAGAGGATACGCAGGGGCTTTGTGGGGAAAAGGGGAATATAGTAACAGCGCAGTCTCTTGTTGATGCCCTGGCCGACAAGGTCATTAATACGGTTATGGCAAAGATCGGCACAGCTGCGCTGACCGGCGGTATGACAGATTTATCCAGTGGTCTTAATAAGTTAAATAGTGATTTAGCTGGGAATTATATTACAAAAGCAAATGGATACAAAAAGATTTCGGGTGTATCTGATACTAAAAATTTTGATCCAAATGTACTTGGTTGTTGCTTTTTAAATGGAAGCACAGCAAATCTACCAGCAAGTTATGATTCGACATATATTGCCCTTGCAAATGGCCTTTCAATGTGTATTCCATATTTCGAGAATGGTTTTATTGGCATGTATGTAAGGACATACAACGGACAGTGGTTCCCGTGGCAAAAAATCATTTAACATCTTGAACAACTGTGCTACGCATGTGTAGAGACATTGTTCGGGATATTACTTGATGCAATACGAAAAACTGTCAAAAATTTGCATACCTATAGAGGATTCTCCGCACCAAAAGCGTAGGCCACCGGTTGTAACCGTTTGTACTAGACTTACAGCCACGTTCGGATTGCCCCAGGTTGATATACTACGATACAAAGAGTCCTTTGCGAGCGGTAATACGCCATTGTTAAGCAATCCTACATTGTCGCATTTTTGGCTAGGCGTGAATACAAAATAAACAAAACACACCTTTCCAAATACGTGATAAGAAATGTTGCCAGATCCGTATGCCGTATTAATGGCATGAGATACATCGGTAATTCCAGAAGGTGTTAAATCACTATTTAACGGGGATATTCAAAATGTGAAAAAGCAGTACTATGGGAGTATCAAATATCTTACAGAAAGAAAGGAAACATCTTATGGAAAAAGAAATGAACATCCAGGAACCGTTACACAGAAACTGTGCACCTCATGATGCAGCACACTGCGATATCAACGATCATCATAACAACGCGAAAAACGGCTTTGATGCTGAGTCTGATGACTGCGGCCATACTGTGCAGTCCGGCCCTGGAGTTGGAATTCCGAAAGGTGCAGGCCATCCGATTAATGGAACTGTTGTAGCTGGATTTACTCCAACCAGCGCTAAGGGGAATAAAGACAAAGATCAGAAGCACGGGCCTGGTGCAAAATAACGCGAATATTTTGAGGTCGGAAATGGTTCCTGACACACTCCGTGTGGAGTACCTGAGATGATGGATACACCGCCCATCCAGAATATATCGTGTTGCATATCGTGTTGCATAGTATTTAAAAATGTACCATTTTTGATATATTTATGTAACGAGTGATAAATACTTATAATAGCAAAAGCCGCATAAAACCTAAGCGCTAGGTTCTATGCGGCTTTCCAGTTAATCGGGGCAACAGGATTTGAACCTGCGACCTCTCGGCCACCGATGGCTTAAAATAAGCATGCTCAACTCATCGTGTTGCATTTCGTGTTGCATAGCCCATCTAAAGCACCTGTTTATTGCCCCATTTTTTACCCCTTTTTACCCCACAAAATAGTGATTTATTTTGCGATTTTTGAAAAATAGTCATTCGCTTTTTTGCTCATGTCTTTTTCCTGGCTTATCATAGCGTGCCTGTAGACCTGCTTCAAGACTCCATCGTTTCCCCAACCGCCGCGCTGCATGATGTAAGCATCTGGAATCCCTATAGCGTGCTGTATGGAAGCGGAGTAGTGCCGCAGGTCATGGAACCGGAAGTGTGGAAGACCGGCATTTTTTAACAGCCGGGAAAACTTCTTTGTGATCTGCATCGGTGTCATATCAACAACGCGACCGGACTTTTCTTTAAACATATCCGAAACAAACGATGGGTAAGGGATGTACCGGTCCCCTGCGTAGCTCTTTGGACTCTTTTTCACCCATTCTTTTTTATCGTTCTGTACGAGCGCATAAGCAACGTGTACCACATTTCCGTCTATACAGTCAGATTCCAGCGCACATATTTCACCGCGGCGCATTGGGCCGAACGCCGCAAGGAGTATAGGCAGCTCCATGTCAGTTTCTTTTGCGTAGGCCAACAGCTTTTTTATGTCTGCGTCAGATGGGACATAAAGATCAGGTCTTACTTTTGCCGGCAGCTTTGTGCGGACTGCGAAGCCGGGTCTGTAAGTGGCAAGGACAGCCGTGAGAAGCCCATGCATATTCCTTACAGACTTAGGAGAGTGGGAGAGTGATTCTTGATTTATAGCTACCTGTATCATGTCCTGCGTGATATCTTGAAGCTTTACATTCATCAGCCCTTGTAAATCTCTTTTTCTGGAGTTTTTGTATTCCCTCACAGTTGAAGGAGACAGCACAGCGGAACGCTGGCTTATGTATAGATCGGTGGCTTCGCCTAATGTTAATTCCGCGTGGGTGTTTGATTCGTTTTCCTTGCTTGCGGCCCATATAGCAGCTTCCCGCTCAACATCACGTTTCCCTTTTGGTGTAGGGTCATCGTTCGTGAATGATTTGTAGATCCTCTTTTTCTTCGGCTTGCCTTTATCATCCAGAACCGGTTTCCCGTTCTTATCTCGTACATCCTCAAATCTGTCAAATACCTGGACTCTCCATGATCCAGATGGTAATTTCTTTGCTTTTGCCATAGTATCACTCCTTTTTGAGTATAAAAATAACGCCCCTTGCAGGACGCCCAGGAAAATGATATAATTTGTGTGCATTAAAACTATATCTTCCGGGTATCCGGCAAGAGAAAATCTATGTAAAGCCGTTCGGTGCTGGTAACACCGGGCGGTTTTGCATTTTATGCGGAGAGTAAATCTAAAGATTCTTTTTTGTCGCGTTTACTCCACAGAATTGAATTTGCATTGTAGTTTGCAAGAGCATCAACAATACTTTCATTAAAACCATTGGTATCATTTAATAAAACAATTAATTGGCTATCCTGCTTCCTTGTGCTTTTAGTATCGTTCCAAGAGAAAAGAGCATTTCCAATTGTGGTTTTTGTCGGATTATTAATTGCCATGCATAAGCGCTCTGGCTTCGATTTTGTTCGCTGGAGAACAAAATCATAACTATGAAAGAACCCTGACTTTCCTCTAAACTGAACGTCTTCTGTGCAATAAATATTGTTTTTGAGAAAATAATTCTGGATATCTTCAAGAAATAAAGATGAGACTTTATTCCGAGAAGTCATATATAAATCACTAACCCGAATCATGGCTTGCACAAACATGTGCTTTGCCTGAGGAAAATCATGTATGGAAACAGCTGCTATTAACTCGTTTTTGTCGAGCTTAACACCGTATTGGGATAAGATACTTTGCAATTGTTTCTTTCTGTTGGACGTTAACTGGAAGCCAGACATTGTAAGGCTGCTCAATGTTTGCCCATCATCTGAGAAAAATATAGTATCTCCTTCTTGCCGAACATATAATTGAAAATAATCATTATGTGTATCCAAGAAAGGAGTGGTGATTTCATAGTATTCTCCCATTTTGGTAAATGTTATTTCGTTTTTTAACCAATCAGCGTATTGATTGATGCATTTTTGAATATCCATAACGCACGCTCCTTTCTATGGAAAAATTAAAATAGATCCATTTGGTGATTAATAGCGGGTGGATTCACAATGTGAAATTTTTCCAGAAACAATAGTGTATTTTCTACAAAATCATTTGATGATAAATCATCTGCCGGAAACGCATTTCTAATCCCGTTTTCTTGCGTATAATAATGCCAATGTGAACCAGTAATTTTTTGACCGTCTGGATTAATATGTATATTGCCAGCATTTATATGTAACTCCAATAGTATTATACCATTTTTGGCAATCCTAGCACCTGTCTCTTATACACATCTCCGAGCCCACGAGACATGCGCAGATCT